GCCGTAGAAGATGGAGAACAATTGCCACCAAGAAATACAAACTTACTTATAAGTATTTTGCCTTCACCTTCTGGTCTTACTCTTGAAGAAAAAATAATCGTTATCAATAACAGGGCAGTTCCAGTAGTATATATTGATTGGCAAGCTGTTGATGGTGCTTCTAGTTATATATTGCAATACAGAAGAGATGGAGATAATTTTGAACTTAAAAATACACAAGAAACATCATTTGAAATTAGACAAACAGATTTTGAAGCTGGTTCATATGATATAAGACTTTTTACAGTAAATGCACTAGGACAAAGATCAAACACACCAACAGAACAAACTTTAACTGTTGATGCTTTATCTGCATTACCAGAACAGCCTACAAATTTAGAAATCGAACCAATAAATAATTACCAAGTCAGATTGAGTTGGGATTTAGCATTGGCAAAAGATGTGATCTTTGGTGGTAGATGTTTGATTAGACACTCTACAACATCTTTAAGTAGTACAACTTTCAGTAATTCAATTGACCTTGATACAAGTAATGGTAATACAACAGAGGTTGTTGTACCAGCTTTGCAAGGCACTTACAGCATTAAGTTTGAAGATTTAGCAAGTAATTTATCAGCAAACGAAGCAAAGATAGAGTTTGCATTGCCAGAAACAGAAGATGAATTACAACTAAAAAAATTAAGCGGAGGTCAACTTATTGACTTTAGAGAACAAACAGCTTTTAGTGGCACAAAAACAAATTTAAGTGTTGTTTCTGGTGCATTACAACTTACAAACCCAGTTAATAATTTAACTGGTACATACGATTTGGCAAATACTTTAGATTTAGGTGCTGTTTATCAAAATTTAAGATTAAAAAGACATATAAAAAGTGAAGGATTTAATATATCAGATCAATTTGATGCAATTCCTGATTTGAATACAAGAATTAATTTTGATGGTGCTGCTGTTGATAGATTAAAAGGAAGATTAACAGTGCGAACATCAAATGATAATTCTACATATACAAACTTTGTAAATTTAAGAAATGGCTCATTTGTTGGTAGATATTTTAAATTTAGAGGTAATCTTATTTCTGTCGATACAAATGAAAATATAAAGTTTTTAGAATTAGGGTTTGATGCTTCTTTACCATCAAGAGTAGAAAATAAATATATCTCATCAGGCAATGTAATAAGTACACCTATTCAATCTGGCACATCGGCCAGTGGGGTGGATATTGTATTTGCTAATAGATTTTTTACAGGAACAAACGACATTGGTGGTTCAACTTCTGCATTTATACCAGTGATCGGTATCTCACCTTATGATTTGCCGTCTGGAGCGTTTTTTGTTTTAAGTAATGTATCAGGTACAGGATTTACCATAGTGTTTAAAAATTCATCAGATGCAGTAATAGATGTGAA